TAATCAAATCAAGGTAAAGATTAAAGATAACGAGATACAAGTTAATGGAACAAAAGAGAAACTTCTTACAGCACACAGTTCAAGACAACACTCTGTTGCCAATTGAACTAGAAATGCTTGCTTCTATAAAGAAGCAGATTTCTTCTGATTTGGGTTTTGATGTAATTAACTGCCAGAAATATTCGACGAATGTTCTGTACGATCTTTACGTTGTAGCCGCAAATAATAAACCTTACTTTTTAAAAGTAAGCGTCTCCCCGTTCATTCCTAATTTTTGGGATAAGCTATGTGAGAAAGATTTCCCGTTTCATCCTAAAATAGTTTCGTCTAGCCTTGGCGAAGATTTCAATTATATCTGTTACGAAATGCCTTCTGGTATATTCTTATCAGACGTATCGAAGTATCCTTTAAACTCTAAATTTAGATTTGAAGACGCCTTTTCAAACGCATTGAAAAGTATGCACGCAGTTTCTTGTGGAGACAAAGACCAAACAACAGAAGCGATGACTTCTTTTTTGCCTAGAGAGTCGCTAATGATTCACCATACTTTTCCAGTAGCTCAAGTATTTGGCGCGACAAAACTAGCCTTCAAGTCTCTTTATGTTGAATCACCTGATGACTGCTGCTTATGCCATTTTGATTTAGACGGGTCGAACATTATCTTATCAAATAAAGAATTTAAATTCTTAAATTTTGAATACGCTTGTCACGCTAATAAGTATTTAGATCTTTGGTTAACTAAGGAACTTTTGAACTGTTCCGATAGCGTCTTCAACAACTTCCTTTCGTATTACAAGGTAGATAGTGATAAGCTAATAGCAACAAAAGAAGCGTCTGAATTATTTATTTTTTCTTATTTAAATTCAAAAATCATTTCCGAATACATGACTTTTGGAGTCACAAATCACGTTAAGTTAAGAGGTTACATCAACAAGTCTGAGCAGTATTTTAACAAAATAAAAAACAAACTTTTTCTTGATGAAACACTTGACAAAACTATTCAAGGCTTCTATCTTCTCTGGCGTAGTTAAAACTTATGAAAACCACAAATACCAATCGCGTTATCAACGCCATCACAAATACAGCGGGCCGTTTCTTCGGCCTTGAGACAAAGAATGAAATTATCAATGCTCGCTTCGTTAGCGAAACTCCACAAATGATCATCGTGCATGACCGCAATACCGATGAAGTTCGTAAGTTCGCCAAGACCAGCGTCGTTGCCGTTTCCTTCCAAGGTCGCACGATCAAGCGTTAATCACCGATTAAACTAAACCCCTTCAAGCCTACGCCTCAAAACGTAGGCTTTTTTGTGTAAATATAGATATGCCAATTCCAACACCACAAAAAGATCAATCTCACGACGACTTCGTTTCTTCCTGCATGGGTTCGCCCACGATGAATAAAGAATACAAGAATCAAAAACAAAGATACGCTATTTGCGAAAGCCAATGGTCACGCAAAAAGAAGAAAGCAGAAGGTTCTATGGACGAGCCTAAATGGGATGAAGAAGACGTATCTAAAGTTATTATTAGTTAAGTTAAATATATTAGTTTAAAAAGAGTTTTGGCGCATTATTATCTTGAAACATAGATGATATATGCGCCTTAATTTTTATAAACCCAACAAGTCCTGCACAGGAACAGCCGCTTCTTTTAACGTTAGTGCAGAAGAAAAGGGGCTTACTCTTTATACTAGCTTCGTAAAGCAAGCTGGCTGGGATGAAGCCTCCAGAAAAGGTTCGTTTACGCAAAACGCCAAGAACCCCGAAAAGACAGCAGCTTTAAAGCTGAATCAAACAGAAGCGGCTTCCATCATTCGCGCTGTTCGTAAAGAAACTAAATTCAGCACAGTCCATGTTTATCAAGGCTCAACAACCTCGATTATGTTTGGGCCTTACGAAAAGAAAAGCGGCGGCTCCGCTTTCTCTTTCAGTATCAAGCGTGGCGAACAACAGTTTTCTATTGGTCTTGAACTGGGCGAAGCCGAACTTCTCGCGCAGTTTCTTGAAAGCTATCTCGCTGAATCTTTCCGCTTTGAGGTCAAATGAAAAAAACAGTAGTATTCCATAGCAACAGCAGTCGCATTTTTACTGGTTTCGGCAAGAACATGAAGAATGTTCTTCGTTACCTATACAAGACTGGTAAATATAACCTCGTTGAATTTGCGAATACTAAATATAAAGACGCCGACGAACTAAAGACTCTTCCTTGGAAGGGCGTTGGCACTATGCCTGAACCAGCGGTAGTTCAATCTATCGCTTCTGACCAAGGAAAATTGCGCTCTGTTAGTTACGGATTGCATGAAATAGATACTTTAATGAAAGAAGTCAAACCAGACTTCTATATTGGTATCGAAGATATTTGGGCTTTAACCCCACTTACAGAAAAGAAGTGGTGGAACAAGAACTGTATGGTATGGACGACTCTCGATTCTCTTCCTCTTTACCAAGATGCGATCAAAATTATTCCCAAAGTTAATCATTACTACGCTTGGGCATCGTTCGCTGGCAAAGAAGCTGAACGTCTTGGGCATCCAAAAGGATCAATCAAAACACTTAGAGGTTCAACAGAAACATCTTCGTTCTTTCGTTTAAAAGAAGAAGATAGAGTAGCTCTCAGAAAAGAGTTTGGGCTATCTGATGAATTTATCATTGGTTTCGTATTCAGAAATCAACTTCGCAAGAGCGTTCCAAATCTGATTCAAGGTTTTAAAAAGTTTAAGCAAGATAATCCAAAGTCTAAAGCTAAATTGCTGCTTCATACCCACTGGGGAGAAGGCTGGGACATCGCCAAGCTCATCAAAGACAACGAGATTAGCAACGATGACGTTCTCACAACTTACTTCTGCAAGAAATGCAAACAGTACGAGATCAAAAAGTTCTCTGGTCAAAAGATTGCGTGCAAATACTGCGACGGTAAAGACACTGTTGAGACAACTAACATCACAAATGGAGTCAGCGAAGAACAGTTGAACGAGATTTATAACTTGATGGATGTTTATTGCCATCCGTTTACCAGCGGTGGTCAAGAAATTCCTGTTACAGAAGCTAAACTCACTGGTTTAATTACTCTGGTCACCAACTATTCGTGCGGCGAAGACTTTTCTACGGAAGAAAGCGGCGGTATGCCTCTTAGCTGGAAGCCATACTACGAACCGGGCACTAACTTTATCAAGGCGACCACTCTTCCTGAGTCTATCTCAGAAAAGATTGAGAGGGTTTACAAAATGCCTCTTGAAAAACGTCTAGTAATGGGCAAGAAGGCTAGAAAATTCGTTATCGAAAACCTTTCTGCGGAAGTAATCGGCAAACAATTAGAAGCGATCATTGACAATGCTCCAGCAGTTGAGTGGAATTTTGAAGACGACTTCGTACCTCGTAACCCAAATCACGTTCCATTAGAAACAGAAGACAATGTAGCTTGGGTAATTGATCTGTATAAGAACATTCTCAGAATGACTGTGGATGAAAATGATGATGGTCTTAAAACTTGGATCTCTCAACTTAATAAAGGCGTCACAAGAGATCAAATCTTAGCTTACTTTAAAAATGTAGCTATGAAAGAGAACCAGCAGAACAGCAAGATTGAGCTTTCTGATCTTTTAAGTAAAGACGATGTTGGCAGACGCATCTTGTTTGTTATGCCGCAAAGCGCAGGAGATGTTTTCATGAGCACTTCGTTGCTGCCTTCTATCAAAGAGCTTTATCCAGAGTATAACATTTACTTTGCAACGAAACCAGAGTTTAATGATCTTCTGAATGGCAATCCTTATATCCACAAGGTTATCCAGTTTACTCCTGCGATGGAAAACTTATTGACTATGGAAGGTCACGCTAAAGGCGACGGCTATTTCGACATTACATTTTTGCCGCATCTAGGCACGCAAAAAAACTACGACTACCAACACAACGGTATAGACAAAATTCAATTCAATCTACTTTCTAGAAATGCACTTACTTAATCGTTACGCACTATCTTGCGGCGTTTATATTGACGAGCCATTCGTCAATGAATCCTACTATCCTTTAGCTGTTGATAAATACATCGTATTCCAAACTAGCGGCAAAGGTAATTCACGTCAGTACGATTACTGGACAAAAGTATTCGCGCATATCAAAGAATACACAACTGATTACAAAATCATTCATGTTGGAATCGAGTCCGACCAGCCAGTTAATTCAGTAGATATGGATTTAAGGGGGAAAACCTCTTTACCCCAATTAGCGTACTTGATTAAGAATTCTTCGCTTTACCTTGGCATCGACAGCTTATCCGCTCACTTTGCTGGCCATTACAACAAAAAGATCGTGGCAATGTATCCTTATTGTTACGCTCAAAACTGCAAGCCGTTTTGGGGCGACCCTGAATACCAAACGCTGCTTGAAGTTGACTGGAAGACTCACGGCAAGCCATCCTTTTCGCTTACAGAAGAAAACAAGAAGATTAACACCTTCATGCCAGAGGTAGTCGCAAAAGCCGCTTTAGATCAACTTGGAGTCAAGAATGATCTTGATAAAGTAAAAACTCTGCACATTGGGGCTTTTTACCACAAACCAATGATTGAGATCGTTCCCGACTCTCTCATGGCTCCGGCGGTCATTAAAGACAAGATTTGCAACATAAGAATGGATTACCATTACTCTGAAACTAATCTTATTCGTTTAGCTTCGATTAGTTTTCTCAACATCATCACCAATAAAGAAATTCCAATCAACATTATTGAGGCAATCAAATCTAAGATTCACGGCATCACAGTTATCGCCAACGATTCAATTACGCTTGAATATCTCAAGGACGTTAAATCACTTGGAATTAAAATTGATTTAATTGCCAAAGATGATGAGAATTGGGGAATGTTGGCGGAGAAATTTTTTGATTTTGGTTTAGAGAAAGATGAAGCTTTCGATAAAAAATCCGTAAAAGCTATTGACATGATAGATGAAACGTGTTTGTTTTCCTCTGAAAAGATAATTCTTTCAGAAGAAAAAGTATTCGCCAGTAAGTTAGCTTGGAAAAATAATCAACCAAAGCTTGACAGATTGGCGAAAGTCGTAGATGACCCTGTCTTCTGGGAGGAATTAGATCACTTCCACATTATAAAAGATGAACGATTCAAACACAAAACCATTCAACAAGCCGACCAATCGTGATGAACGAGGGTTGTTAAAAAACGTAGATTATATTTTCAATCAAGATGGCTCCGTCAACTGGCGAGCTATGGTCAAGCCAGCGCATCTCTATCCAAATAGAGGCGCATTTGAGCGTTTTGGTAAACCAGTTCCAGATTCTATCGAAGGATTAGAAGATAATAAGCTTCTGATCAAGCTTTCGGGAATTAAAGAAGTCGCCAAACTTCGTGGTTATAGCAGGATTTATTATACTTTCCCTAAACTCGAAAAAGATTATGTAGTTGCTGTATGTTCCGTAGATTGGATTTCTAATTTTGAAAGCACCAATCAAATTGCTGGCGAAGATAGTTGGGAAGCTTGTTCTTACATGGATGTCGCTAACGCTACATCTGAAAATACCGACGGTTTTGGCCAAAAGTTTTTAGAAACTATCGCAGCTAATCGCGCTTTCGTCCGCGCAGTTCGTAATTATCTTGGTATTCATATCGTTGGTGAAGATGAAATCGACAAGAAAGGTTCTGGCAAAGTTATCGTTGCCAGTGAACAATCTAGCGATATTACGCCGCAAGGAGTTTTAAAGAATAAATTCAGAGACTCCGAACACAACTCTGGTGGCGACGAATTTGAAAGCTTCAAAACTTTCTTACGCAGTCTTTGGAAATCCGAAACATATCGTAACGAAGACGCTTCTAAATGGAAGACTTGGACCGATATTCCAGTTAAAGAAGCTCGCGCCTTAATTAAGTTTATCTAATATGGTCAAGAGAATCGTCAAAGCTTCTGAGCTTAAAGCCATTCTTGATGAAATGTCTTTGACCGAGCGGGTGCAAAACATCTGCAAGATTCAAAAACATTGGGGAGCAGAGTGGAATTTAGACTACCTAAAAGATAGGTTAGTTACCGCTCTGCTCAACCTCAAAGATGACGCTGTTTTCTTTGTTTATTTCAGGGATGGAAAGCCTAATTCTATTTTCGCTGGCTACGTCTCGTCCGATTGGGTGAGCGGCAGAAAAGGTGTGCAAGAAATCATTTGGGTTACTTGCGGAAAGTCTTCTTTTGACGGTATTAAGGTAATTTCTGCCGTAGAAGAATTTATTCTGCAAAAAGACCTTGACTTCTTAAACTGTTCCTACATTAGTCATGGCGGCGACCCTAGAGTCCAGATGTTTTATATGAACAATGGATTCAATGTGGATACACTCAATTTCGTTAAGAACTACAAATAGTTTCTTAAAGGATTTTGTTTAAAATTAACGTCTGTTTAACCTGTAAATTATCTTACCTATTTTGGTTTCAATATGAAAAAATTAATGAATGTAAAGAAAAGAAGCGGCGAAGTTGAAAAATTCGATGCTGACAAAATCAATAAAGTTTTAGCTTGGGCTTGCGAGGGTATTAGCAATACTTCTTTTGAGGAAGTTGGCATCAATGCAAACCTATCTTTCTTTGACGGAATATCTTCCAAAGATGTTCACAATACTTTGATCGAGTCTGCCGCTAATCTTATTTCCGAGGAAAAGCCTCAGTATCAATACGTTGCTTCTCGTTTGCAAAACTATCAGCTTCGTAAAGAAGTTTGGGGTGGCAGAAACGCGCCAAAACTTATTGATTTCGTAAAGGAAAACATTAATTCGGGCATTTATGATGCTGAGATTCTTAAGTGGTACGATGAAAGAGAGTTCCATAAGATCGACGAGTATTTAAAACATGACCGTGATTTTTCGTTCACTTATGCTGGTATTAAACAGTTGTGCGAGAAATACTTAGTTCAAAACCGCACTACGAAGAAAATCTACGAAACACCGCAATTTGCTTATATGCTTATTGCTATGACTCTGTTTAAGAATTATAGCTCAAACAGACTCCAGTACGTTAAACGTGCCTACAATTACTTTAGCCAACACAAGATCAATCTTCCTACGCCAATTATGGCGGGCGTTCGCACAACTTTGAAATCTTACGCTTCGTGCGCTTTGTTCACTGTTGACGATACATTAGATTCGATTTTCGGTAATAATACCGCCGTTGGCCTAGCTACCGCCAACCGTTACGGTATTGGCATGAATATCAGCCGTATTCGCGCCGTAAATAGCCCAGTTAAAGGCGGCATGGTCAGTCATACTGGCCCAATTCCGTTCTTGAAGATGTTTGAGTCCACCGTTAAGTCGTGCCATCAAAACGGCATCCGTGGCGGCTCTGCAACCGTTAATGTTGCGTGGTTCCATCACGACATTGAAGACATTATGGTTTTAAAGAACAACGCTGGCACAGACGATAATCGCGTTCGTAAGCTCGATTACTGCATTGGCTTTGATCGTTTGTTCTATGATCGCGCCATGTCCAATAAGACAGTTACCCTTTTCTCGTACCATGAAGCTCCTGAATTGTGGAATAACTTTGGTATGGAAGGCTTCAAAGAACTTTACGAAGCCGCCGAAAAGAACAATAAAATTAAATTTAAAAAGGTAGTTAATGCCAGAGATCTTCTTTTTTTGTTCTCTAAAGAACGCGTTGAGACTGGCCGCATTTACTTGATGAATGTTGACCATGCTAACTCTCATGGTTCTTGGACTGAACAAGTTGATACTGCTAACCTCTGCTTGGAAGTTAACCATCCTTTAACTGCAATCAAAGACGTTAATGATAAAGACGGCGAAATCGGCGTCTGCATCCTTTCTGCCGTTAATCTTCTGGAAATCTCGGAAGATGAAATGGAATCAGTATGCGATGTTATCGTTCGTATGCTTGAAGAATTGATCGACCATCAAAACTACTTTGTTCCTGCTGCCGAAAACTTTGCCAAGAAACGTCGCAGTCTTGGTGTTGGCGTAACCAATTTGGCCGCTTGGTTAGCTAAACGCGAAATGAAGTATTTTGATAAGCAAGCTCCTAATAAGGTAGCCGCGCTTATGGAATCTGTTAGTTATAATCTTATCAAAGCCTCTGTTGAAGTCGCTAAAGAAAAAGGTAAGTGCGAGAAGTTCCATCTGACCAAATTCTCTCAAGGCATCTTGCCGATTGATACTTACTGCAAGAACGTCGATGAGTTCGTGACGGAGAAACTTCATTTCGATTGGGAAGGTCTTCGTAAAGAAATCGCCCAACACGGTATGCGTCACAGTACTTTGACGGCGATTATGCCTGTTGAATCTAGCTCCGTAATTCAGTCTTCAACAAATGGTATTGAGCCTCCTCGTTCTCTTATTTCGTTCAAGCGTTCTAAGTCTGGAGTTATTTCGGTTGTCGTGCCAAATATTAAAGAGCATAAACAGCACTACACAATCGCTTCTGAAATGCCAAGCAATGACGGTTATCTTAAAGTCGCCGCCGCAATTCAAAAGTTCGTTGATATGAGTATGTCAACTAACCTGTATTATAATACAGCAGCTTATCCAAACAAAGTTCCGCCACAAACAGAACTTGTTCGTGATATTCTCCTCGCTTACAAATACGGCATCAAAAATCTTTATTACACAAACACATTCGATGGTGACACACAAACTGTGCTTGGTTCAGCCACCGAAGTTAAAAAAGTAGAGCCAGAAACACAACCAGAAGAAGTAGATAACTGCTCCAGTGGAGCTTGCACCCTATAAAAAAATGAAAACAGTATTAAACACCGTAAACACAGATTCTCTTAAACAGCCGATCTTCCTTGGCGAAGATTTAGCTATTCAGCGTTATGACCGCTTGAAGTATCCAAAGTTCTATGATCTATATGATCAACAGATGAACTTCTTCTGGCGTCCACAAGAAATCAATCTGACTAAAGATTCTGCTGACTATAAGAATTTGTCTCCAGAAGAACGCTTTGTCTTCGATAGCAACCTCCGTTTTCAAACGATGACGGACTCTATGCTTTCTCGCAGCATCAATTCTCTCGCTGATTACGTCAGCAATCCAGAACTTGAAATCTGCATGAATGTATGGTCTTTCTTTGAAACTGTCCACAGCAACAGCTATACTTATATTCTTCAAAACGTTCATCCAGACGCGACCAAGTTCTTTGACTCTATCTTAGAAGATAAGGAGATTGTTAAGCGCGCAGAAGCTATTTCTAGCCGCTACGACGCTCTCTTGAATACCAAGAGCGAAGACCCAAAGCAACAGATTTTTGACGCTCTGTTGGCTACTCAAATCACCGAAGGTCTTACTTTCTATGTTTCGTTTGCTTGCTCGTTTTATTTCGGTTATCGGGGCAAGATGGAAGGGAACGCTAAGATCATCAACTTGATCTCTAGAGATGAAAATCTCCACGTCGCTATTACTCAAAATATCTTTAAGATTCTCCGTGATAACCCGAAAGAAGGCTTTCAAGAAATCGTAAAGAAGAATGAAGATCGCGTTTACGAAGCATATCGTATGGCAGTAGATGCTGAAAAAGAATGGGCCGACTATCTTTTCTCTCGCGGGAACTTGATTGGACTCACATCTGATTCGCTCAAGAACTATGTTGAATGGCTCGCTGACAGCCGCTTAACTTCTATGGGTTACAAGAAAATCTACAACGTTAAAAGCAATCCTCTTTCTGGATGGCTGGATAGCTTCTACGACAGCAAGAAGATTCAAGTAGCTCCACAAGAAACAGAAATCTCGTCCTACGTTAAAGGCGTAGATAACAAGATGGACGAATCTGTGTTCCAGATGAATCTTTAATCTAAGTAGAGGTTATCACCTCTTGAGTCGATCCATTCATCTCCTATTCTCATAATCTCGGTTCTTTCACCGGGTTTGAGAATAGTTATTGTTTCGCCACCAGCGGAACCAGCAGCAGAGGATGTTTTTATATAAATATCCTCTTTTCCGTTGTTCATCATGTTGTATGACGAACCTTCTTCTAAATCTTCTGGAAGTGTTACAGTAGATTTAGTTTGTGCTTTCATATTCAAAAGCGAACTGGTTTCTGTCTCTGTCAAAGCTACAACTTCCTCAACTCTCTTGACTGTTCCAGCTGTAGTTCCGCTGTAAGTTTCGCCAGAATATTTAAATTCTGTACCGATAACGTATTGAGTTGGCGCTCCTAAAGTAGTCCAGTTAACGTTCACTCCAAAGGTAACGATTTTAAATTTCAAACCTTTATTACTAGCTTGAGCCATTTGATTTACTAATATCACGTCGTTTTGATCAGCCCCTCCATTTAGAGGTAGTTCGATAGGCTTTGCGACTGGAGCCTTATCGGCTTTATCTTCTAGATAGCCGCTAACAACAGGAGACATAGCTCCTTTGCCAAAATCGTCGTAAGGTTGGAATTTAAAATAATACCATTTCTTTCTTTCGATAGTTGAACTAGAAAGTCTTATAGTATTTGAATAAGCTCTTGTTTCATTAAGACCTTGTTCTTTGTGAAGATTCGTGAAATCAGTTGTGTCTGGCGTAAAACCAACAGTATCTCCACTATATATATCTACTTTATATACGTCTTTATTTGACGTTGGAGAATAGCAGTTAAATACTAGCTCATTATATGAAACAGCTTCTGGAAATACTGTAATATGTAATCCAGAGAATCCTACTTTGTTATTTGGTACTTGATTTAAGTCAGCGTCACCAAATGTTCCATCGTTTAATTTAAATAATTCGCGGCCTTCGTTAAGTCCGTATTGGCTGTAATGTTCTTGACCCCAAACTTCTTTTGATTTGTTTGTTTGCAAGATATTATTATCGTAGTATTTAACTAAATCTTCATAATAATTGACGTAAGCAGTATAATCTGGATCAGATCCTCTATAATTAATTGTGATTCCGTTGCCAACTGGTTTTGCGTAAACATTTCTAACAGAACCTTCTGCAACTCCGTTAAATCCGTCAGCTGATTTAAACGCTTCTACAATATTTTCATATGCAATTTCTCCTGTTTCGCTTCTAATTAATAGAGAATCAGATCCTTTGATTCCAGAACCAGTGATCACGTTATCGTAGCCGCTATTCCATACAGCTAATTTGACTCCATCTGCGTTGCCGAAGAAACCAGACAAGACATAGTAAGGAGAATCTTGGAAAGAATCAATAACATCAATCTTGCTATATTCTGGCAATACGTTAAAAGAATTAAATCTTCCGTAGCTATCTAGACCGTTAACGCCTTCAACTGTTACTCTTAATGAAAGATTTCTTGTTGGAACAACATTCTTGTAGTTAACTGTTTCTCTGCTTATCAATCTCTTGTTTGTATCTTGGTCGATTCTATAAGATAGTCCTTGATAATTTTCTACACTGTCTAATACGTTGCCGCCTTGATCTAAAACTTCAACTTTAACTTTTGGCGGGAACGATATAAAAGGATTGTTACGCATTTTTTCCACAGTGGAGATTACTCCGCCCGTCGGATCAATGTACTTCCATCTGAATGTTACGTCAGAAGATGTAAAGTTACCTTGTCCATATCCAACTAGTTCTTCTGGTTCAGCTGGATCGTCTTCTCTTGGATACCAAATAACATTATAGTCCAAACTCTTTATATCAGCAGTATCTACTTTCATTCCAGTTACAAGTAGTCTATCTACTGTATGGCTTCCATTATTATTAACTACTAAAGTAGGCGTAGGAAGAACGTGGAATGTTTTTGAAGCCGCAGAATTAGATAAGAATTTATATGGCGCTTTTCCTTGCGCGTAAACATCAATGTCGTATTGACCGTAAATATCATTAATAGGAATACCTGTACTTAAAGCTGTTTTTGGAACAAAGAAAAACTCAGTTAAAGCCGAATCGTGTTCAGTTGAGTAATCTGGTCTGCTAACATATATCTTATACCCAGTAAAATCAGCAAGATCAGTTGTTGTAGCAGTCCAAGACAATGAAATACCTGTTCCTCCGTGAACGCCATTATAAAGTAAGTTAGTTGGCGCTTCTGGTTTTAAAACAATATCATAAGGTGATTTTACATAGATAGTAGATGAAGTATCATCAATCTCTCTTTCTACATAGTCTTCTTTATTTGGATGGTATTCTAATCCAACAATGCCATAAAGATTAGCTTCCTCTTCTTTTGTAGCGATTGTCTTATAGAATTTAGGCTCAACACCAGAGCCGCTCAAGACATAAAGACTACCAGGTTCTAATGAACTTAAATTTTGCGGGCTTGTGCTTAAATCTAAGTTGTAGAATCCAATTGGATAACCAGTTCCATAAATTAATCCACTGTAACCTATTCCATCAATTTCGGCCAAGTTTCGTAAATCAGTTTGACCTAATGGACCGGGTCCTTCGTACATTTCAATTCCGATAGAATTAAACGCATCTACAACATGAGCTGTGGTTAAAGCTTCTGAAACTGCAACTTTAGTTCCGCCAAAAAAGTCTTTCGGGAAACCAACTGTAGAATATCCTAAGTTACTTCCTAGCGACCATTTCGAGAATGTTGGACTATCTGGTCTATAATCAAAGCCTTGCCATGTACTAGATACGTGATCAACTTTAGCGTAGTATGGCTTTGAATCTACTTGAACATAAGCTCCTCTTTTATAAGTAGTGCCAGTTTTCCAAGATTGAAAACTAGATTGCTGTTGATTGCCTACGTCAGCTTGAATAATTGTGTAGTAAGGCTGAAGCTTACTCATTGCGAGTAAATCTCTGTATATAAATTTAACGCTTCCAATATCGTTTAAGGTCTTGGATGCTCTTTCTAAGATTCTGGTTCCTCCTTTGATCAATGCCGCACAATATCCAAACGCAGAAGAAGAACCGTTATGCGATCTTCCAATTTTGAACACTTCTGTTGCTGCGTAAGTATTCCAAGTTGAGCTTGGAGTAAATGAATTGCTTATCTGAGAACCATTAGAAAATACAATAACAACGTCACCATTTGAAGCGCCTGTAAATACAGCATTTGACCATAAATCATTCAACGAAGAAATCGCTGATCCCGTAATTAAAGCTCCAGCAGAACTTAATCTTACTGCTCTAATTTCTGAAGTGGCAGTAGCTACTGAAGAATTATTGACTGTAACTGCACTCGCTGTACCAATTCCATAAGAAACAACTCCAGTCCAAGTTGCTACTGAGCCAACAACTTGACCATATGCCGCACCTCCAACCATATCTAGATCAATCTCTAAGTCAGAAAATACACCAGATATATTGCTAAAGGTTAAAGAATCCCATCTTGGATTTCCAGAAGCGACTGTATTAGCTGGAAATTGATAAGGAATTCCGCTTAAAAGTGTTTCGCCAGTTGTTGTCGCCCCCGATATTCTTCCTTCAACTGTGTGAACATCAACAATTGCAGACTTCAATAAAAATTCTCCTGTAACGGTAATTACAGAACCATATCCAGCATTATTATAACCAGATATGTTGAGTTTTTTTACTTGAGTTTGGCGTCTCGCTCTAATTTGCTCAAGTGTTCCTGTGAAGCCTCCATCTGCGCCTGTTAAAGCATTTAAGTCTGAAACAGCATAATTTCCAGACGGAATGTGAACATAGATTCCAGAATCTAAACCGTCTTTAAACTCGCCATCAACTTTGATTGTTGAAGCGTTAGCATCGACTTCCAAGATGCGTCCGAATGTTCTTGCGACGTTTCTAATCTCGTCGCTTACGGTGAACAAGTCGCCGGGTTGAAGATAAGCCGCTTCCAAGCCTCCAACGAAGCTAACCGTATCAACCTCAAATATAGAGGTGCTAATGACGTATCTGCCAATTCTCTTTGCTTCTGATCTAGAAGTGCAACCAGCAGCGTTAATTTTAAATGGATTTAAACCATATTTTCTGATACCATCGGTATCTTCAATGTATTCGATTTTTGTTTTATAAGAATCGTATCTATCGTTATACGTCACTTCAACGGAAGTGTAACGCATATTTCTAGCTGTTTCTGTATAATTGAACACTCCGTCCTTAACAGACGAGTTGCTGAAATTCATTAACTGTTCTTTTGGTCTATCAACAAAGAATGAGAATCCTTCTGTGTTCCAAAATACAATCCCTTTAAAGATTGCGGCGATATCTTTTAGAATATTATAAGCTTGATCTTTGTTGTAGAAGATGATGTTACAAGTGTATCTTGGTTCTAATCCACCTTGACCGTCTGGCACGCCTTTAAACCTTCCGTCGTCATCAACAGCATCGCAATAACGCCCAATATCATAAAGGTTCCATTTATCAACAGAAGATGAATCAATGTAATTACCTAAACCATAATTCGGATCAGTAATGATGTCATATAAAACCCAAGCAGGATTATCTGTCCAACCAATCTTAAATGTTCCGTCCCAATTACCATAGTAAATTTTATTGCTATCGTAGAAATTAGAATCACAGAACTGACTCAGTTTAGAGTCAGAATCGTGAATCATACAGAACTTTCCGCCGCCAGTATCTTCCGACAGCTCTCTCAAAGTTCTTGTGCCAGCGAAATCCGAATCGCTATGAAGATAATAGAAATTAATGCAGTTCTCTCTAGCGTGAGACAACAATGTATCATATGTTTCTGGAGACATTACTTCTGGAACTGTACCAGAAAAATATACCACTTTTCTTACAGTATTAGTCCAAAGACGCTTAGTTACATTAGATTCAGAGGCTTTGCCAACTTGATCGCTAATGCTAAACTGACTCTTTCTCAAAAAGAAATTTGCGATAATAGTTTCCGCAATATTCTCTGCGGACACTGATATTGGAGATGAGCTTAACGCATCAAATAACTTTTTGTACAAATTGGTTTGATTTGCTCCAACAGAATCTGGAGTCTCTACTTCTGTGAATGTTTCGTCTCCAAGATAAGCGCCAAAATAAGATACTGTATCTCCTGTTGACTCATTAATTTTATAAGACCCACTAGCTTTTGTTTCCCAAATCGAGAATCTTACATACTTATATCCAGAAATGATTTTCGCAATCATATCCTTTAAGTTTCTCTTTAAAAGAGAGCGAGTAGCAAAATCCATGTTCTGATCGACCATGAATACAACATCCAAGTCGTTAGGGTTTCCATCGTAATCTGGATTAGCGTAAACATAACGGCGATCTAATCCATTTCCACCTAAAGGATAATAATTAGAAGGAATCTTAACTTTCTTCATCTTTACGTCATATTCTCTTTTTGGAGGACTAGAGAATGTTCTTGAGTCAAACTTCAGCCCAGCGTGCGCCGTCATTGGATACGAAAAACTTCTATCAACAATTTCGATTACAGACTCTACGCTAAGATCTCTTTTAACTAATGGAGAAATAGTTTCTGGCGTAATTTTCTCAATAGTCAAGTATCTATCTCTGCCATTGAATGAATCAGGCAATATAATCTCTTCATTATCAGCAGCTATAGATACTGATACTGGATCAACTGGTCCATTTTCTCCGCCTTCACTATTAGGATCGTTTGGGTCGTATGACATAAATTATTATATTTTATTATGCTGTTATTGCAAATGTTCTAATGTTGTTTGTCGCATTTTGCCCAGAAGCCGTTAAAACTACCATAGAATTATCTGGTGAAGTCGCGTTTACATATATAGAATGAAGTCCAACAGCTAACTTTGATGTAATTTCAGCTGGAATAGTAAAACTGAATACTCCAGTAGTTGAATTTATTTGAATTGCTGTCGCCTCTACTTGATAAGCTGGATAAGTTGAAGTTGTTCTAGCTACATCTATTTGAGCAATTACTTTTATAGCTGGCATTACTGTATTGTTTGTTCCATCAGATAACAAATAGGTTGCCGTTCCGCTAATTGTAATAGCTGCTCCTTTTGCGTAGGTTACACTAGCTAATTCATTAAACGTTTTAGCTGTTCCAGCTCCAGTTCCTACTGAACCAGCAGTATAGTTTAATCTATTAACTGCTTTTGGGACATAGTCGATCATCTTTCTTTTCGTCAAGAAATTAATCAAAGACAAAACGCTAGAGTAGTTTCTAGGTTTAATCTTTAACGCTTTATCTTCTTGAGCTGTTCTTATGATAGGCATTGGTTATAATTTTAATCGTAATTGATTATTTCTACAGCATTATTTGTCGCTTTTGTTTCTGTAGCTGGATTGCTTCCTGCGTTTACTGATACTGTCGCTCCGTTGTTTCTGTTTACTAATGGATTAGAAGAGCTTGCCGCAACAGTAGATGTTGTTGGCGCTTGCGTATAACTTGTGCTTCCATTTCCAATCATATAAGCCCAAGGACTCTGAACTAATCCTGAAATCGGGATTCGTTTTGAAGAGTAATTAGGGCTTCCTTCTACGCCCCATTTAAATATTAAATCTAAACTTGATGCTTTATTCATACCCATTTCTCCAGCATCCCCCTTTCCTCTTCCTTCTGAAACAGTATCCATTAAAGACTCCACAACTAAACTTACTTTTAGTTTTTTAACGTCTCTGTTTTTAATTTTATGAATAAATAAATAAGGATCTTGCGCTTTATCTGGCCACCCTTCCGAATTAATAGCCCATAGGGTGAAATTTCTTGATTCAACTCCAGCTCTTGGGGTTAATGGTCTTATATCTTGTTGCGTTGTTATTGGTCCAAGCAGTTTAAAATTAACTGGTTTTGCAATATGAACATTTTTAAAATTAACTAACGGCTTTTGATTTTCGGTTCCAAAATTAATCTCCATCATAACGTTTCTATAATTGTATTCGCCTTTATAGTTCATTACTGCATTTCCATTAAGATATATTCCTTTTAACATGTCTAAACCGTAAACCTTTTTACCGTATTGATCTACTAGTCCATAAATTGGCCCTTCGCAAATCAAATCGACGCATTCATATATAGATATTGATTTCTTTAAATTTTGTCCATTAGGAGGCGGGACAAGAGCAGGTATAGGAGCACTACTTCCTCCAGCTCCTTTTATAAATCTTAATGGGTTTAATATTTTCATCTTATTTATCTTTTCTTATGGGCGGATCGTTATAAGATAACGTTGGATCTATTGCTCCTCTTGCAGATGTATTTGCAAGTGTTTCGTTAAATGTTATAGAAATTTTTACTGGCGCTGATTTTAATTCTAAAGCTCCTATTTTTGCAGAGCATTGCCATTGAGAGTTATATACAGAAAGTCCTGATTTTGAGGCTTGTGGTCTTTGAGATACAAATCTAACCAACCGATTAGAAGTAGCGGAAGTTTGTTGCGCGTAACTTAATAAATCTTCAAAAACAAAACCGCCGCTACCAGTTACTGATGTTGCTGTTTTAAAGAACACTGTTCCAACTGAAGAAGATGAAGCACCAATAGCTGTCCAGTTTGTTGTACCAGAAGTAATAATCTTATATTTTCTTCCAAACTTCATAGCTGACGCTGCAATCGGCAATACTTTGCTTCTAAACTTCGCTGATTTAGAAACGTTTAAATCATTTAAAACTGAATAAAATAATTTATCTTTTGCAATCAATGCGTAAGAAGAATAAGAGCCGCCATCTAATTTTGATTTGCTGTACAAACTAATACCATCGGAACCAATGCCATCTTGAAACCTTGCATATAAACGATGATAGCCAAGAGTAAGGGTAACTTCTTGAGTTGTTGAACTTAAATCATTTATTGCTGGAGGCGGAACTAACTGCATACCAAATCCGTGATTTCCGTAAAAAGAACTTGCGAGTTGGCCATCAAGATAAAGATCAGCAGCGTCATCTGAGTCTATTTTAAATGAATATTTATTGACTGGATATATCTTTCCATTTCCCAAAGAAGATGGCAGAGAAGCATTTTTGGTGAACGTCATGCCTAGTTCCGGTATTATTGGAGCGCCTCCAACTCCAGTTAATCCTAATTCAGCCCATTGTCCAGTATCGCCTATCTTTACAATTTCGTAAGTAACTCCTTCTTGCGCGTCATAAGAGTTAATGACTTTAGTTTTGTCCATTTCCACATACAAGTATCCATAAAACTCCATCGCATAATTATCTAAAGAGTTTCTATCAAGAGTTGATCTTGTTATTGTTCTTAGGTTAGTCATGTTCAGCTCTTGATCATAAACTCCCTGAACAGTATATGCTGGGAAATTATCAATTAGCGAATCAAAATCTGTTTTATTTTCTGGAGATGTTGATGGCCCAGCAACAACAGACCAAGCAGAAGCCCAATCGCCACCTAAAGCGCCCAATTCTGGAATAACTCCAGCATTAGCTTTTAATGCTTTATATGTTGACTGGAAAGCTGGAGCAGTTATCTCTGCCCAAAAAGAAGTATTGACTGCGTTATTTACTATAGGAAATGGCTGCGATTCTCTTATCGCATTTGCTGTTGAAGCAGTAGTGTATGTTTCCGTTGATGTTGCTCCTGAGATTACAAACTTAAATGTATTTGTAGCTACTTCTGTAATTGTTCTTGTTCCGTTTGCATAAACAGTTCCCGTTAAACCATCAACGACTACAACGTTGCCAACACTTAACCCATGAGAAGAGCTTGTTACCGTTACTGTATCTAAATTTCTTGTCGCAGCAGTAATTGGTTTTGGAGAATATCCTGATTCAGTAGCTACAAAATAACGCGTCACTACAGCTGTAGCGTTATTAGCTGCTGCATATGAGCCGTCTCCAGTTCCACTAGCTAAAACATAAGTAAAAGTGTTTGATGCTGGAGTAGATGTTATTGTTTTCGATCCATTTACATTTGGGCTTCCAGTTATTCCTGTTACCTCCACAATGTTTCCAGCCGCATATCCGTGATTTGTTTTCGTTGTTACCGTAACAGTCAAACTTGATATAGTCGCTCCAGAAATATAATTTGTGTGAAGGTATTTCGTAACTTCTTTCTTTACGAATTTGTACGATGAATCAAATGTTGGGAAGTTTAAATTAGCAAATTCTGTTGGACCCCATTTTATCAAAGTGTTAAGTGGGTATGTAACAAAGTAATTTGCGGAAGTATTGATTGCGTTTGTTGCCTTTGTCTTTAACTGAAATGGAATTGGATCATACGATCTATACGCCAAACCATTTTGAAACGCAAACGCTGTTTCTATTGCGATTGCGCCTTTCTTTGTCGCGGACAATTCTTTCCAATCATAAACAATATCAGGATTGTAAGTAGATATATCAGGATTAGATACAACTTCTCCATTTGTTTTAACAATAACTTCAACTGGATCAGTAGCAACTTTTGCAGCTGAACTTGTAATAACATTAATATAGGAGTTTAATATATTAATGCTTGAGAATGTTTCGCTTTCAGAGTCGTTTGCTGATTGGTTGGTAGAGAATCCATCGGCATTTAAATTATAAGGAGATGGAGCTTCATCTTCTGAAACCAATTCAGTATAATCATTGATCGCCTTATCAGCAGGAGTCATCAACTGTTTAATGTCTGTGGCTAATGGATAATGGTTGGTTGCCGCACTAATTTGCGATGATCCCACTAACAATCTTCCATATCCAACAGGAACAGCTTGTCCTTGAGATACGTTGCTAGGTTTGTTGCCAAAAAGATAAGATTTGCCGCCAGCAGCTACTTCCTGATTAAAGTCTGGTTTAGGCTGCGGAAACAACAAAGTCATAACTCCTTGAATAGCCAATCCAGCTCCTATTGCCGCCACAGCGCCGCTCAACCCAGCTAAAGAACCAGCCGCTGTAGTTGCTACCGCTCCAGCAACACCCGCTGTGGTTCCTGCTGAAAAAATACCCAAACCAGCAAAACCAAGTCCTCCAGTCATTGCGATTAAAGCTACGCCAGCAGCCAACATCAATATGCCTCCTGAATTGCTTCCAGCGCCCCAAACAACAGGAACGATGTGCATTTCTTTTGGAGCCTTTTCAATATAAAGCTCTTTAGGATTACTTAATACTTCATCATCTATAACTATTCTGTATAAAACTCCTT